AGAAGCCCTAGGTAACAGCAGGGCTTTTTTTTGTGATAAATTTTTTGTATATTATAGTATGGCGGAATTTGTTAAACAAGGCTTAATAGATAATATTAATGGCACAGTACTTTACACAGGTGGTAAAGGTGGTGGCTTAACAAAAGTAGTTACTTTAAGTTTTAATAATAGTGCAATCTATGAATTAACACTAGAAAGATTTGATGCACAAACGGCAACTAGTATAGAATTATATAAACTAACTCTTGCTGCAGGAGATACTATAAATGATACTTTAACTTATGCTTTAAATACTTTAGATAGATTAACTGTTTATAGTGATATTCCAGGTACATCTTATTACATATATGGTATAGATTATGCAAGTAACTGAAAAAGATGGTACTGTATATGGCTCATTTATAGAAGTATATGGACCTGATGGAAAACCTAAAACTTCTGGTGGTGGAGGAGGGTCTCCTACTGGACCTGCAGGTGGAGACTTATCTGGTACTTATCCTAATCCTTCTGTAATATGGACTAATGGTTTACCAACTTATGATCTAAGTTATTATCCATTAAGTTTAAATCCAGCTGGTTATATTACAAATGCAGCTTTGTCAGGTTACTTAACAGCAGCAACTGCTGCGTTAACTTATTATCCTCTTACAAATCCTAATGCATTTATCTCAGGTATAACAGGACCAATGGTTACTAGTGCTCTTGGATTTACTCCTTATGATGCAGCTAATCCTTCTGGATTTATTGATAGTTCTGCATTAGCCCCTTATCTTACTGCAGCTACAGCAACTTCAACTTATCAACCTATATTAGTATCAGGTTCTAATATTAAAACTGTTAACAGTAATAGTTTGCTAGGTAGTGGTGACATTGCTATTACTGCTAGTGCAGCATGGGGTGGTATCACAGGAACGCTATCTGCTCAGACTGATTTACAAACTGAATTGAATGCTAAACCTACCAATAAGCTAGCTGTAGGAACTAATGTAACAGGTACTACAGGATCAACTCTAAGTGCAAGTGCTTTGCTACCTGCTAATACTTTAGTAGTGGGTAAACCTTGTATGATACATATTAAGGCTAGAGGTAGAAGGGTATTAGGTACTTTAGGAACTATTACAAGTGGGATGTATAGAAACACAAGTATATCTTTAACAGGTGGAACACTTATAGGCTCTATTACAATGACTACTACTAATACTTTTGCTATGCTTGAAAGGCATTTGTTTTGGGATGGTGTAGCTAATATATCAGTACAAACACCAGGTACTTTAGTTAGTGATATGATTAACACAGGTACATATTCTACAACTATTATTAACCCTGCAGTAAATAACTACTTTATTTATTATATTACTTTAGCTAATGCTCTAGATACGGGACAAATACAATGGGGCTTACATATACTATATACTTAAGACATGCTTAATTTAACAACTATACCAGGAGGATTTATAATGCATGACTTAGAATATATTACAGATGGTATATTTGAAATAATTCATGAAACACAAGCTCACATATCAACTAGTAATGGAATTATTTTTATAGATACTACTGTTACTGTAAACAATATTAGTTATAAAACTATAAATGAATTAATAATAGTTTTGTTATCTGAATAATTTTTAGTATATTATACATATAAACTTATAAAAAAACAATCATGGACATATTAAATTTTATTTCTTGGATCAAAGGAAAACGTATAGTAACTACAGTTGCTCCTTCACAAACATTAATACCAGTTGGCCTTAAAGATGGCAGAAGAGATGATGAGTATCTTGCTGGTGCAATAACTGCACAAAATTTTATTAATCAAATTGCAACTGTAATTCCTGGTGGTTCACAAGGTCCAATAGGTCCTCAAGGTGTTCCAGGACCGGTAGGTCCTGCTGGTCTTAATTGGCAAGGAGCTTGGTCTGCATTAGGAACATATGTAATTGATGATGCAGTAGGTTATGGTGGAGCATCATGGTTTTGTATTGCCAATGTAGGACCATCTGGAACTACACCAGATATTGATCCATTAAATTGGGCATTACTTGCTTCTCAAGGTTCTCCTGGTTCACAAGGACCACAAGGTATTCAAGGAGTTCCGGGACCATCTGGATCAGGATTACCTTATTGGGTTGAAATAAATGGTCCAAATCTTACTGTGTGGAATAATGGTAAAGGTAATGTTACATCAAATACTAGTTTTGGACAGTTTGCTTTAGGTAATAATACTGCCGGTATACAAAATTCAACTTTTGGTTATAATGCTTTAGGTTTTAATACTATAGGTTCACAAAATTCAGCTTTTGGTAATAATGCTTTAGGTAGTAATACTACAGGTAATGAGAATACAGCTTTTGGTAATAATGCTTTAGCTTCAAATATTTCTGCAGTTAATAATACAGCAATAGGTTCTTTAACATTAACACAAAATGCAGGACAAGACAATACAGCTGTAGGTAGAGCTTGTTTACTTAGTAATATTAGTGGATATTCTAATACAGGTATTGGTTCTGGTGCATTTTTTTTAAATACAACAGGATTTAGTAATACAGCTATTGGTGCGAATAGTATGGTTAATAATACTACAGGTGTAGAAAATACAGTAATTGGAGCTTATTCTTTTAGTGGTACAGCTGCAACAAATTCTACTGTAGTTGTAGGTTATAATTCAACAGCAACTACTGGTACAACTAGTTCAATAATTCTTGGAAATAATGCAACAGGTACTGGAAGTAATCAACTTGTAGTTGGTAGTTCAACTAACTATGTAGGAGCAACAGGAAGTGCAACAGGATTTGCAACAACAGCAAATACTTTTGTTGGTGGATCTGCTTTACCGGCATTGGCTAAATTTCTAACAGTTAAAATTAATGGAACAGATTATAAGATTCCATTATATAACATATAATAATTTAAAAAATAATAAATCATGGATATTCTAAATTTTATTTCTTGGATTAAAGCCGGAAATTATAGGGAGATACTTCCTGCAGAAACAACTAATTTACTTGCAGTAGGTGCAAAAGATCCTAATAGAGATGATGCATATTTATCACTTGCAGTAAATGCAGCTCCTTTACAATCTTTGTATAATACAGGTACTGTAACTCAATTGACTTCTATTACAACAGCTGTAACTTTAAATACTTTTAATGGTGTAATTACTACTGTATCTTCAACATTAGCAGCAAATGCTAAAACAAATTTTACAGTAAATAACTCTAATGTAACTAGTACATCTAGAATTATTGTATCTGCTCAATATGATGAAGCTGCAACAGGTATTGTTGTTTTAGGTGTTTCAGATATTGCTGCTGGAACTTTTAAAGTTGTTGTTTCAAATGGTGGAAATGCTGCATTAAATAATGTAGTTAAGGTACACTTTATAATAATTAATTAAATAAGAAACTATGTCAGCAGGAGATTTAAAAACATACGGTCAAAAAGGAAATAACTTCCCGTGGCAATTACAAATGCTAAAAGGATTACAAGGTATCATTGATACTTTAAATCATGGAGTTTGTTGTCCACCACAGCAAAGAAGTGCTATGGTTACATCTTTATCAAATGCTGCAGGTTCAATTAATAATGGTACATATGGATTTTCTATAGCAAATATAGGAACAGCAGCAGGAACTGTAAGCGGAATTACTTTACCAGTAGGAGTAACAATTAATTTTGATCCAGGAGTAAATAATACTATAACAGGTGTATCTTATGATGCAACAGGTACTGAATTTTTAATTACCTATATGTCATAAGTAATGGGTACTGAGATAAATATAGATAAATATTCTTTAAATCCTTCAGGGTTTATAAATAGACTGTATACTCAGACTAGTTCTAGTACACCTGTAACAGCCACTGCTGTTGAGGGTAGTTTATTAGATGGAGGATTAGGAACTCTTACTATTCCTGCAAATGGATTTCAAGTAGGAGATAGCTTTAGTGGATCATTAATAGGTCATTTATCTTGTGTAGGTACAGCTACTTTACAAATTAGAGTAAAAACTGCATCAGGTATATTACTAGCAGATACAGGAGCAATGGCAATGTCTGCTGCTACTAGTAAACATTGGAAATTAGATGTTAATTTTACTATAAGACAATTAGGAGCAGTTACTGTAGCTTCAATAGCATCAGGAGGATTATTTGCATATACTAAAAATTCAGGACTTAACTTTGAAGGTGTAAATTTTAGTATAATAAACAACACAACTTTTGATACTACTATAGCTAGTACACTTGTTATTACAGCTCAATGGAATACTAATAATGCAGGAAATTCTATTTATTCTGAATTATTTACATTATTTAAAACGTATTAAAATGAGCACACAAATAACTATATCAGGACAAGTACCTTATAAATCATATGTTGCTTTGGTATCACAAAATGCAAATAATGCTCCAACAGCAACCGTATTAGAAAATACTATTGGACCTGTAACTTGGGCATATATAGGTTTAGGAAATTATCAAATTCAATTACTTGGTGCATTTCCAGCATCTAAAACATTTTGTCCAATAGTAGTTGTAAGTAGTGCTCCAGAGTTTGCAATAAATTATGGAGGAGCATTAGATTTTATTGATATTATTACTTCTAATGATAATATATTAAATTCTACACCAATAGAAATTAGAGTATATAATTAAATTTAGTATATGAAATACTTAATCATTTTACTTGTAGTTTTATCTTCTTGTTCTCTTGAAAAAAGACTAGCTAAATACTGTCCATTATGTGTACAGAAAGATAGTACCATAACAGTAATACAAGTTAAGGACACAACCATAACTATTCCTGGAGAAACAATAACGCTATTAGACACACTTTATTGTGACTCTCTTGGTAATGTTATATCTAAACTAAATGGTGACCTTAGAGACAAGGATGGTAAGTTAGTAAGTTTACAAACTAAACTTCAAAACAATGTGTACTACACAAAAGCCAAAGTTGAGACAATCTATAAAACAATCAAGGGTAATGATATATATCATACCAATACTATAACCAAAACACTTAAACCAGAAAAGATTAAGTATATTCCAGGTTGGATAAATTTTTTAGCTTGGTTTGGTGGTATATGGTTAATATTAATAATTTTGTATATAGTGTATAGAGTATTAAAATCACAAGTTCCAATGTTATGAAAACAAATATAATTTTCTTTTTTAGTGCTATGCTATCTTTTTTTGCTCCTATACAAATGCTTGTATTAATTTTAATGTTTGTTATTTTAGTAGATACTATTGTTAAACTAATATCAATTAAAAAAATAGCTGAGGAAACAAATAGAAAATATAAAGATATTTTTAAATCTAAAATATTAAGACTTGGTTATTTATATAAAACAGCTGGTTACTTTATAATGGTGGCAGTTATATTTCCAATTGATTATTATGCATTAACACCATTTATATCAGCAATGTTAAAGGTTTTTAATTTACAGGCTTTAATTATATCACCGGCAATATGTACTAATATTTTATTGGCAATACTTTGTCTTATGGAAGTATCCTCAATAAATGAAAATTGGTTTGATATATCAAAGAATAATATACTTACAAGTGTTTCAAATAGTTTTAATAAAATAAGAAAGACTATTAAAACCGTTACAAGTGCATATAAAGAAACCAAAGATGATGTATTATGAAATTAGATATAAGTAAAATAGTTCAACATAGGTTAAGACCTGGTCAGTTCATAGAAGTTAAACATGAAAAGAAACAGATCTATTTACACCATACAGCTGGTGGACCAGATGCACTATCTGTAGCTAAGTATTTTGATACTAAACCTGAGAGAGTTGCAACAGCTTTTATTATAGGAGCAAACGGTACAATAGTACAATGCTTTAGTTCTAAAGACTGGGCATACCATTTAGGTTTAAAAGAAAGTATTTTTAAAGCTAGTAAAGTTCCTTACATATCTTTAGATCCTATAAGTATAGGTATTGAGGTTTGTAACTGGGGACCATTAACTTTTAAAAATAAAAAGTACTACAATTATGTAGGAGGAGAAGTTAATGCTTCCAATGTGACAACCTTAGAAAAACCTTACAAAGGTCACAAACATTGGTTTACTTATACAGATGCTCAGATAGAATCATTAAGACAATTAGTAGTATATCTTTGTGAAACTTATGATATACCTAAAGATTATAATGAATCTATATGGGATATAGATTTAGATGCACTAAAAGGAAATAAAGGTATCTTTACACATAACTCAGTAAGAAAAGACAAGTCAGATATGTATCCTTGTCCAAGAGTAATAGAAATGTTAAAAAACTTATAATTATGAAATTTAGAAACAACTGGAACACATCAAGAAAGCAATGGGATAAATTTGCTATAAGATTTAGAGTAGGTATTATAGACTTCTTTACATTAGAGATAGATATCTCTAGAGACTTTTATATGCTAACAATATTAAACTTTACAATTAAAAATAGATAAAGCTTCTCTAAGCATAAGAATCCAGGTAAGTTAATTTATCTGGATTTTTTTTGTTTAAATGTTTTTTATTTAAACTTTATATGTATATTTGTCTAAACTAATTAAATAAATATCTTATGGAAAATTTAAATCAACAACAAGAACAAGAATTAAGTGCTGAACAACTTAATGAGCAAAAAGAAAAAATGCTTATGTTTTATACTGAGTCTTTACCTTATTTAAAAGCTCAATTAGAATATGAAAATATTCTTTTACAAATTGATGAATCAAGATTTAAGAGAACTAATATTCAATATAATCTTGCTATGATGATGAATCAACAAGAAGAATTAGATGACACTGTTGAATCTGATAATCAGCCACAACAAAAAGCTCCTATACAAACAAAAAAACAACTTAAAAAAGAATAACAATGGCACTAGTAAACCAAGTACAAAAACGTGTAAAAATGTCTAAGTGGGAGGTTGTTAAGTTTCAAATTTTAACTCATTGTTATATTAATAAAATTACTTTAAGTAATTCAGATCTTGATTGTTTAACTTTATTAAGTTTTAATGAGCCAATTGAATTAACTAATTTTTGCTATGATGCATCTTCAGAAGAAGAACCAATTTTTAAGTCTTCACAAACTGTAAGAAATTCTTTAAATAAATCTGAAAAGAATAATTTAATTATTAAAGATATATCAAATAAAAAATTAATTAAATTAAATCCAAATTTAAAGATACAAACACAAGGAATAATATTATTAGATTATAAATTTTTAGGGGATGAATCCAAAAAAACCTAAAATAATATACAATATTGTTTCAGAAACTTTAAATATAAAGCCTGAATTGATAGAAGTTTTAGTAGAATTTTATTATCAAAATGTTAGAACATTAATTTCTAATTTAGAATATCCTAGAATAAATATAGATGGCTTAGGACATTTTTTTGTGAAACCAGTTTATGTTTCAAAAAGTAAAGAAAAAATTATAAAGATACTAGATGACCATGATACATCTACTTTTAAAGCTTATCATAATAAAAAAGCTATGGAAACAAAACTTGATAATTTAATTAAACTTGAAAAAAAACTTTTAGAACAACAAATCAAAAAAATTAATTTTATTAAAAACAAAAATGAAAAATATACTTAATCTTATTTGGCAAAATAAATCTCAAATATATGAAGGAATAAAAAATTCTATAATTAGAGATGAAACTATAGAAGAGATATCTAGACTTAGACATGACATCTGCAATGAATGCCCAAGCAAAGGTAAAAAGTGTGCTGTAAAAGGAACTGCTCCTTGCTGTAATGAATGTGGTTGTTCATTAGCATTTAAAACAAGATCATTATCATCAGAATGTCCTCATCCAGATGGTCCTAAATGGAAAGCAATTATTACAGAAGAAGAAGAAGATAAACTAGATGCATTATGAGTATAGTATTTCAAGCATCAGATCATAGTTATAAGAGTATAAATGATTCTGATAAAATTAATTGGGTAAGTGTAACTACTCTAGTATCTCATTTTAAAAAACCTTTTGATGCTAAAACAGTAGCTGCTAAAGTAACTAAAAGTAAAAGATCTAAATGGTTTGGAATTGATCCAATTGCTATTGAAGCTATATGGAATGCTGAATCAGATAGAGCTATGACTCTAGGTACTTTCTATCATAATCAAAGAGAATCTGACATATGTGGATTAGCATCTATGGAAAGAGAAGGAGTAGTAGTTCCTGTATTTCCTCCATCTGGAGAAAGTAATGGTATTAGATTAGCACCTTCACAAAAATTAGATTCAGGTATATATCCTGAACATATGATGTATCTTAAATCTGCAGGTATATGTGGACAATCAGATTTTGTAGAAGTAGTTAATAATAGAGTAAATATAATTGATTATAAGACTAATAAAGAAATTAAAAAAGAGTCCTATAAGAACTGGGAAGGTGTATCAGATAAAATGAGTTTTCCTATATCTTCATTAGATGACTGTAATTTCAATCATTATGCTTTACAATTAAGTATTTATATGTACATTATATTAAAGCATAATCCTAAACTTATGCCCGGTAAAATGTTTATACAACATATATCATTTGAAGAAGAAGGTAAAGATGAGTTTGGATATCCAATAACTAAATATTTAGATAATGGAGATCCTATAGTAAATGATATTACATTAATGCCAGTACCTTATCTTTATGATGAAGTTCTTGCTATTATAAACTATATGAAAGATAACCCAATTAAAAAAAAATAACATGTTAGTAAGACTATTTGATGTACAAAATGGTATTGTTGTACCAACAGAACATTGCTATACACTAAAGGCTTTAAAAGATATTATGGATAACTATCCAGAAGAACATCTTAAGATTTACTTGTATTTGTTTTATATGACCTGTCCTAATCCAGATATGAATCCTTTTTTTTATGCACCTGATATAGATAAAGAGTATTTAATTATGAAAGAAATAAATGGAGATTTTTCATTAGAAGATGATGATATACATACTGCTTTAGAATTTTGTAAAAGAATGTATGAGACACCAACATCTAGAGCATATAAAGGTATTGCATCCATGTTAGATAGATTAGGAAGATATATGGAAAATACAGCTATTACAGATGGAAGAGATGGTAATATAAATTCTATAGTAGCTGCAGCTAAAAACTTTGATCAGATTAGAGCTTCATTTAAAGGAGTATATAAAGATTTACAAGAAGAACAATCTAGTAAAGTACGCGGAGGTCAAGGTCTTGCCTATGATAGTTAATTATGGATGACATATATAAAGATATTCCTACATGGGATAATGGTACATGGACAACAACATCTTTTGATTCAAGAGATGAATGGAGAGACTTTTTATTTTCTATATTTAGAGAACCTGGAAAATATGAATTTAATGAAATAACTAATGAAGTATTTATTGCTGAGTCTAGAAAATTTAGAGAAACTAAAGTATATTGCACAGCACCATTTAAATCTAGAGACTTTGTTAATTACTGGAATGATCAGAAAAATAAATGCAGACTAGGCTTACTAGTTAAATCAGATAATAAAATATGGTATCTTACCAGAGATTATTATATGTGGTTAAACTTCTTACCTATTTTTGATAAGGAACAACAGAAGTTTGACTTTGCTCAAATAAGAGATGCACAATATCATATGGCCTTATATGAAGT